CCAAGACGATTGCCGGTATCACTTGAGAAAGTGAAGTCCATGAAGAAGATTAGACCTGAAGGAAGTGACATCGGCTGAACAGAAACTAGGTCCTGAGCAACAAGTGATGCGAATACACGTCGAACGAGAGGAAATGCAACTGCTGCAAAGCCTTCAACGTCGGCGCCGGCCATTGTGGATGATTCACGAAGAAGCTCCTTGGCCTGGTTTTCAAGTAGACGAGCCATCTGGTGACGCTTGTCATCTGTGTTTAGACCTTCAAGTAGTCCTGTTCGCTCCCACTTATTAAGTAGTGCGTTTGACTCCTGGTGAAGGTCACGGGGCTGGATGCCCTCTGTGAGTGTCTTAAGTACTGACATTTTAAAATTTCTCCTTTTTTTATTAAAGTATGCCTGCTAGTCTCTTCATACGAAGAACGTCGCTTGACTCGCTTATTGTTTGTTTTTTTGCGGAGCGAGCCACAAGTGTTCTAACCTTTAGCGCTTCAGTCAAGTTTTCTGGACCAGCATTCTTTGCAGGTTCAGACGAAACCGTTTCACATAGAGTTTCAAACACAGCTTTGACCTTATCGGTCGTGTCGGCCCGGTTGATTGTTTCGACAATTTTACTTTTTTGCCGCTCATTCAAGGAGTTATCTATTAGGGCTTTGTTTGTATAAAACAGTTTTGTGTTTACGAGATGAGACTCTGAAAGCTTATTCTGCAAGCTCTCAACCAATACTGCTGTATTCTTTATTACATTGTTTTTTTCTGTTAGTTCTTTTTCTAAACTGTTCTTGTTCTCGGTGAGTTCCAAGACAGCCTTCTTAAATGTGGCGTTATCTTCTTCAAGCTCAGTTGAGTGCATTCGGGCTAGCTCAAGCTCCTGCTCAAAGAAAATTTGCTTGTCGGGGCGTCCTGCCCAACCACCTTTTTGCGCTGAAGTATCAACGGTAAGTTTTTCCATAAGGCCAAGAAGATCGTCTTCGGAAATGTCGATCTCTTCGGCTATAGCATCTGGCTCGCCAACACCGTCTTCTATTTCTACTCCGGAGTCCTCAAGTTTGTCTAGGTCGATAGTGACCATTTCTTCGTCGCCATCTTCCTCGCCCATTTTCGCTACTTTTACGGCGAGTTGGTCAAGAACGTTTTGGGCTTGTTCGATTGAGTCAGAAACGTCGTCAATCATTTGCTCGGCTTCTTCTTTTTCGTCGGCCGGCTTGGCTTCATAAGACATTGGTAGATCGTCTTCGATCTCGCTTGTCTCTTCGTCACCATCAAGGTCTAGAACTTCGGCTTCCGCTTCGGCTCCAAGATCTCCTGCTTCCATTTCTTCTTCGTCGTCCTGCTCTAAAAGGCGGTCAACGGCTTCTTTGATTTGTGATGAATATTTTTCAAGCACCTCGGCTTCGGCGTTTGCTTTTGCAACCTCACGAAGGTCTTTTGCATCTACGATGGCTTGTTCAAGCATTGACATTAACTAACTCCTTAATAAAATATAATACCACTTATAAATAGTGCGTCTTTTTTAAAAATACTGGTTTTTCCTAAAAATAGCTTATAATAACCTCATCCTACTCCGGCAGAACCTGACCAATTGTTAGATAGTTCGCTAGCAACGATTGTTGTTAGACCAGCACGAATCTCATAATTCACGGTCCCAGATGATTCTCTCAGTAAGAACAAAGATGCTACACGCCAATCGTAAATTTCACTTGTCCCAGCTGAATGTAGAATATAGTTAGTTCCGGCTGGAGCAGTTTTTTGGATTCCTAGAGATGAAAACCCTATTCTTAGAGGGGGAGATCCAGCTGCTGTAAAAATTTCTATAAAGTTAGTTACATTTGGGAAAGCTATTTCAACTATATCAGCATTGCTAATACTGCTCTTGAACAAGTAAGGTATTGAGCTTACTTGATAAGAAGCAGAGTTTCCTAACCCACTTCTATACTGAAAAACACTCATCTTATCCTACTCCTACCGATCCAGACCAGTTGTTGGTTAGTTCTAGATCCGAAACTGTTGTTAGTCCAGCGTGAATTTCTATAGAGCCGCTGCCGCTACCTGAAGTGTTGTCGATTTTTATAAAAACACTTGAAACTCTCCAATAATATATAGCAGATTCACTGTTGCCGGCAACTGTAAAATAATTATTACTAGAGCTTATGCCCAAGGATGAAAAGCCTACAAGCAAAGGTCTACTGGAGAGGCTAACAATTTTTATAAATTTTGTAACTTGCGGAAAGGTAAATTCATATGTACTCCCAGGTGAAAGACCGGTAGTCTGTTTTTTAAGAAAAGGTATCGCACTTACTTGGTAAGCAGCAGAACTTCCCAATCCACTTCTATATTGAAATACGCTCATTGATTATCTCCTAAAGTTAAGAATTATCTTGCGCTTCTTCAAGCTGCCTTCTTACTTTTTCTTTTTCTTGTTTTCTCTTCTTTCTTCGCTTTTCTTCGCTGCGAACATCCGAAGGCTTTCTGTAATATTGTCTTTCTCTGTGGTTCTCAAGGACACGATCTTTCTTTAGCATCCTCTCTAGGACTCTGTATGCCTTCATAACATCTCCGTTCCTTACTTCCACTTGGTATGGTTCAATTCCGTCTAGGGCATTGATTTTCTTTCCATACTTCTTTCTTTTCTTGTCAAGTTTTCGATCGTATTCTTCGAAATTTCCTTTATTTGACTTGTTGTACTTTCTCATTGGTCTCCTATAGTCCGAAAGCTGATAAATCTACACCGGAGTCATTAGGATCTGAGTCCCTTAGAGCACCGAATTTTTCTTGTTGCGAGGAAGGTGCGGCTGCTAGCGGCTCCGTTCCTTCAAAAATGTTCACACCGCCAAAGTTGCCTGCGCCACCGATCGAGTCCAAGAGTCGTTTCCTGGTTTCGTTGATGTTTTTCTTTGGCTTGGCTTTTTGTGCTTTTTTCATAAACTTACGAATAGGCTCTTCATCTCTGCTCTCAGTTATAGTTGAGACAGAGACGCCTTGCACTGATTCTTTGATTATGTGAGCAAGAACTCCTGGCTCTTCCATAATCACTTCTTTTACACACTCTTTAATAAGAGGCTTCAAGATCTTTGTGAGTTCATCTTTATTCATTATAGTCCTACTAGGTCGTAAATTTTTGAAAGTATTATTTGTTCTCTGGCATTGTCCAAAGCGGTTCTTGTAAGGTCTTCGTTCATGTAAGAAGATCTTGTGGGGCCAACAAAAGCACCTGATGTTGATGGCTCCTGAACTACGTCAAAACAAATAAGCTGGAAATCGTCATTTACCATTGTTCCTTCACGTGATTCACGAACTGAGCCTAAACCTCTTGATGAGATGCCGATCTTAACACCAGCATTGACCAAGCCTTTTAGTATTTCTCCGGAAGGCGTTGGAAGAACTTCCATTTTACCCATTACCTTATTGCCGTCCATCCAAATGTCTGTCACTAGGTGTGAAACGTTCTTAAGATTAACAACTGAATCGTCCGGATGGTCAAGTTCGCCAACCGATCGTCTTTCAGCCACTACTTTTTTATAATTATCAACTTCTCTTCGTAGTGTTCTTTCCGGATACACACGACCATTGCCGTTCTTTTCTCCGTATTTTTGTAAAACACCGGTAAGAATAGTGGCGCCTTCGTTGATTCTTTTCTTATCGCCTTCTGTTAGAAAGTCTTGACAGACCCCACCATCACAAAGCTCATAAAACTCTCTCAATAATTGTTTACGCATCTAAATTTCCTTTGGCGGGCGTCACCCGCTCGGTTCAAGACCCTTTGCAGCAGCGACGAACCGGCTGTAGAGCCCATTTTTGTGTCCAAGGCATAATAATCTCCATTCTTTTATAAATAGTGTTAAGTTTTATAAATTCTAAAATTTATTCCTTCATCTCCAAAGATCTGACATAAAGCATAAGAGGTGCCTGATGAAAGACACCCATAAGCAAAGCCGTATGAGGGTTCGGGCGTGTTTAGAATACAGTAAATAAGCAAGCCAGCCCAAAAACCAACGCACATAGGGCAATGGAAAAAGTGGTGCTTTGGCCTGATGCTGTTAAAGATTGATCCATAGACCAAGATCTGTGTCAATCCATAACTAGCCAGAATAAAAAGCAGCAGCGGCATTAGAAGTGGTAAGTAATGTAATACCTGCGAGCAAACCGAGGATCGATTGATCCTTTCTTCTCTGCTTGCGGAACGTTCCCTAGATCTGTATAAACCTCTGGATCTGTAAGGCGCTCTTGCTCGTTGTCTTCAAATTTATCATTCATTGCAAAGCTTGGTTCTTCCATTTGGAAATAGTCATAAAGCCTTGATAGGGTAACTTCTACAAAATCAATCTTAGAGCCTTCCGCAGGCTTCATTATAGCAGCCTCCATAGACCCCATCATAATACCGCCCTGCATTGAGCCGTGTGCGATAACGCCATAGTCTGCAAGATAGGAGAAAAGATCATCCTGTGAATGATAAGTATGATCCCCCATTTCCGTTTTTGGAAAAGTTGTTATTTTAGCGTCTTTACGTGAGACGATTACGTGAAGCTCTGGATGATCGTTGACCAAGATGTCGCCATTGAGCGCTTTCTTCGCTTTTAGCTTGATGGTCCGATCGGGAGGAGTGTCTGGTGTTGAGGAGTCGTTTACTTTAATTTGAATCGCCATAGTTGATCTCCTCTACTAGGGATTGAAGCTTGAGAGTATCCAAAAGAAGCGCTTCATTTAGCTCTAAGTTCTCAAAGTTATTAAACTTCTTTGTAATGTCTTGTATGCCTTCTGAGATAACTGGGTTTTTTGCTTCAAAGCTTTCTAGGGCATATTTTAGTTCATTAAGCTTTTCTGTAATGAACATTTTGAACTCAACTCCATCATCAGCAAATGAGGTAATGAACTGAGAAACTATTTTCTTTTGACCTTCTGAAAGCATTGTGCCGTATTCATCATTAAAGCTCTTAACAAACTCACGATAAACTAATGTGTCTATTGGCTTATACTCTTTCTTTTCATCGAGTGCTTCTTGACCACAAAGTTTCTTGACTAGGTTGTCTTCCACTAGAACACGGCTTTTGGTATTATCCACACCTTGTAGAATACTGTGTATAGTGCCTAGATCTCTATAATTTGGAACAAAGTTGTTGTATACGCTTGTGCCTAGTTGCTTGTTTATAGCGTCAATAAGCCTTGTTTGTGCGTTGAATGTTTGCTTTCGATCGGCCATCGCATACGAAAACTTACTTTCTTGGATTAGACGGTCGGCCAAGTGAGGCTCGGACATGTCTTTTGTCTCTAAGAGCGTTCGGTAAAGATGAAGCTCTTTATAAAGCAAGGTGTCTTTCTTGAAATGTTCTTTTACGATCTTGGTTATCTTGGCTGCTTTTTCTTTATCATCTACAAGAGCCGCTTTTGTAAGCTCTCTAACTAATGCTTCATAAAGAAAAGCGGTATTTCTTTTCTTATTGTACTTGGTCATCATCTTTTCTCTCCAGTGATTCTAAAAGATTGTCGATTTCTTTGGAATGCTCCTCGAAATCGTCCTCTACTGTATAACTAGTTTCTTTTTTCTCAACCATCCCCTCTAAGGTTGGTTCTATGTTCTCAAAAAAGACTTCAGAAGGCTTTGGAAGACCTATTTTTGACCTTCTTGTGTTGCCTGTTGCGAACTCTGGAACGGCCATTGACTTCATTGCCATTCGGTTTTTCTTGATTCTTCCATCTTTCTTAGGCTTATACATTTTGCCTTTTGACTTTGGAGTTGTTGTAACCAAGCGCCCGGCCTCATCTTTGGTTATGTAAGGTTTATCGTCCCTTTTGCCCGGTGCGACTTTTAGAATGTCTTCTTCTGGCTCAGCGGCGTCAGTACTCGGTGTTTCCTCTCCACCTAAGTCGGGTGTTTCGGAATCCGCTCCAAAAGCGCCTATGTCGCCGCCGCCAAGTGAGGTTTCTTCCTCATCGGAGGCTGCTGCAGCGTCAAGTTCAGAAGCGAACTTTCGGTCAAAGTACATTTCACGCTGGTTGCGAAGGAATTCTTCTTGTGAGATGTTGAAAATGTGCTCGGAAATGTACCTCTTAGAGAAAAAGCCTTCAGTTGCGGATGAGGCAACCTCAAACTGTGTTTTCATTGTCTCTAGATCCTGAAGCTCAGCAATCCTAGACGGGTTATTGAGTTTGAGGTTGAAGCCTGTAAGATCGGACTTTCGAAAGCCTAAAGTATAAAGGTGAACCATCCCAATCTTTGTAAGCTCGGAAATCAAGGCCTTTTGGAGGCGCTGGATGGTTCTGGCGAAGCGAATGTCTTTTTGTGAGAGAGATGTTCGGTCTTCTGCGTTCTCACCGGCGACTAGATAAGCTTGTGGGATCTTGATGGCGGAAAATAGCTTTTCACGAAGGTATTTCACGTCTTCGATCTGTGAAGTGAACTGGCCTCCTGCTAGTGTCTCAATCTTTGTTCCTTGTTGGCCGCCTCGAACTGGAATGTAATAATCTTCCTCTACAGACATTGGGTTATAGCGAAGATCTGCTCTTCCGCTGTCTGCATCAACGATTTGGTTTCGTTTGAGGGTGGTCATAACCTCTTGCATGTATGTGCTTACGTCCTGTGGGGCTACAGCGCCAACATCAACATAAAATACTCGGCGTTCGGGCGCTCTTACGATACGATAGGACATCATTGCGTCTTCTACAAGCGTTAGTTGCCTCCAGATACGACGAGACCCCTCAAGAACAGAGGTTCCATAGGGGTTATACTTATTATTTCCTAAAATACGGAAGTGAGCTATCTGCCAGTCCTCAAAGGTCAAGCCACCGGAGTTCCACTGAAACTGTAAATAGTTTGGGTTGTTTTCATCTTGTCCTTCTAGCCTTTCTAGTTCGCTGAGAGGCATAGCAACAACATTTTGGATGCCTAGTTTCTCATCAACGTCCAAATAAAGGAAAAAGTCTCCATACTTACAAAGAGTTCTTGCCCACCCGTAAAGGTTGAGGTCTACATTGAGAACATCGTAAAACAAGATCTGTAATGCCGTCTTGATTTCTTGGTTTGGACAGTCAATCGTAAGCATTTTACGAATGTCTGTTGAGGTAGTCATCTCATCGGCATAAATATCAAGCGCAGAGTTTAGTTCTGGCATATACTCCATCTGATCGAAGTCAATATATCGATCGTTCCGGTTCTGATTGAGCATAAAGTCGCCGTAAAACGAGTAGTTCTTCTCGTAATCGGCTTTTTTGAACTCTTTTCCTGATGCGGAGGTCCA